CTTTTAGAATTGAGCTTCCTAGCCGTGAGACGGCTAGGGCGCGAAATCCTTGATGAGGACGAAGTACCCACTGAATACCTTGATGTAATCGAAAGCGTCGGCGCCTCATTTTGCAGGTTGAGGTTCCTTACGATCGACGAGGACTCGGTGAGGGAGAATCAGCGACTAGGTCGCTTCATGACCCCTCTGCCCGAGAGAGAATTCCTCGAGTCGAAAGTATGGCTGAACGGTTCCAAAGTAATCCCGTTGGGACGGGCACGGCTCTCTCTAGAGTACGTACCAATCCCCCCGGAAATTCAGTTGTCGGAATTGGCGACCGAACCAAGACTGCTAGGGGAGCGTGTCCTGGTAAGTCTCGAGATTTCCGGAAAAGATCTCGAAACACTCGTTCAGGGGTCTTTCGGGTTCCACCCCGACTGGACGATCCCATTAACCGTTTTTGTACCCTTTGGTAGCAACAGATTGGTAACCCCTCGTGGTCCCACGAGTCCTCATCATTCAGATCCTTCCCTATCGGGAAGTTTTCTAATTGTAGCTGACCCAGTCGAGACCACAGGAGTGGACCAAACGCTGCCGGAGGAACAGGTTTTTGAAACGTCTCTACCGCAAAGAACGAGATTCGGTCCGGTGGGCTATCGGGCCCTACCGTACATCCATTACAACAATTACACGGATCGGACTCATTCGATCCCGAAGTATGAGGAAGAGTCGTGGGAATTCGCAGGGAGCTCGATACCAGAGTGGTATCAGAACTTTCCACCAATTCTCCCCTCTCTTCAGCAGACCTCGGATGGTCGATTCCGCCGACTCGATGTAATTCCTGAAATGAACTATTGGAAGATGAAGGACTACCCCGGGGAGTTCTCTGCAGCTTGGAATCAATCGGTAGGGAGGACAATTCCGCAGCTAAATGCGTTAGACGCATCTCGGCTTCGTTATTATACTCAATATCAATCGGATCTAAGCATGTACTCTCCCAGGAGGAGTAGGACAGTTTTGAACCAATTTCCATGGGTTCATCCATCCATTGCGGTGTATCAAGCTCTGCCGAACCCCGACTCAGAAATCCAACTGGCTGTTTTTCGAGGATTTTTCTCCTTAAAAGATCAGCTAGCTGAAGTTGTCTGTACGAGGTGCGACTGGACAGTAAGCTCAGAACATCTGTCGGACCCTGGTCTCCCGGGGCTGGTATGTTTGGCAAACCCAAACCACCCAGCTCCCTGGGCAACCACCAAGAGCATCCGGCAGGAGCTTTGTCCAGACAGGGTCTTTGTAGCCGAAGCCACGCCTGAAGTGTTCGGGCGCGCGACGGCCCTGTCGACCCTGAAAGAGCTTTCCACGCAACGTCTCCCAATGTGCACCAATGCCTCTCTCCCCCTCCCTTTCCCATATAGGGACGGAAGTACCCAAGATTCGTATAGGGCACCTCCCGGAATTCCAAAGAGCGGGATCCGCTCTTGCCTTCCTGGGGGTCTGATCCATTACGGGTTGGAGTTTCCCGCCTATTCGAGAGAAAGATCTGCGAATTTATCTGGAGCCAGTCTTGAGACCAGTATGTTTTTCCTACACTTGAGACAAAACCGTAATGGGGAAGAAGTTCTTCCCAGGCCTGACGCTGTTTAGCGTTGGCCACCAAAACGCAATCGTCTCCATTGATAAGAATTGGAAGATCCTCCAGAGAGGAGTCTTCTTCCCATGAAGATTCGAGAGCCTGACTGCAAACGGCTAGGTTGATTAGACATAGAATGATGAAGCTGAGGGGTCCACCCATCAGTTGACCATTCCATTGTCTCACCTCCCTAAATGAATGCGTTTTGCCAGAAGAATCAACAAACTTCCTATCAACACGTTCGTAGGCGGGAGTTAAGCTTCCCGTAGGGTACAAGATTCGGTGTCCTACGAGACTCTTTGCTCCCATTCTCCGATCCCAATTTTCTAGCCCCAAATTGTTCGCCAACCTATTCCAACAATACCGGATGATCCAGGAGCGAAGGCCATCAGTCGCGGCTTTATAATCCAGGGATAAGAAGAATTCCCCTTCCGAAGGGAATCTCAGCTGTTTCTCAAGGATTTCGTGAGAGATCTCACGGCCGATAAGCTGAAAGACCTTGGTCGACCTGAGTCGATTCCAGAGGTAGGATTGAATAGGTTTCAAGAGGAAATATGGATAGGCCGGACCGGCCGTGACTACACGTACTTTCAAAGGCTCGGAAATAGCCGCGAATTGGCAGAAGTAGTCCTTCCACATTCTTCCTCTTTCTTCTTGGGATTCCACAAAGATTCGGGTACTCTCGAAACTATCTGTTCTCAGCTCTCCATCCCCAACATGGGGATGGTAGAAACAGAGAACCAGATCGCCTCGACAAAGTGCCCTTGACCAAGCAATCCCAAGCTGCTTCGCGGCGCCACCAAATTTCCTAACAGACGAGAAATAGCCGGAAATGCTAGGAAATGATTCTTTCCTTGTAGGGGAATAAATCACCTTCCTAGCCCGGTCCCTGTTCTCTTGGGGAAAGTAGGAATCGATGACGTAGTCGAGCCGATGGCAAATCGCCAGGTCGGTCGAATCCAGGTCGCGAAGCGCTCCTTTCAATGGACCAGCGGCAGGGGGGGACCTCCGGTTTCCCGGGAGCCCCTCCCTCCGACAACCTAGGGTTTTCATATGGTCAACGGCTGCTTCTTGCTTAAACCTGGTGCTCACAAGCGGGGCTCCCCTCTTACACTGTAAGAGGGTCTGAGCCTTCCTCAATTTACGGGCGTCCGGCGCTCCTTTACAGGAGTGGACGATTCGTCTGAGGAATCGCTTAAGAGAGCCAGGAAG